TTATTGAAAATGTAGAACACTCGCAAGTGATTGACTTTCTGTAAGTTAGTGATTAAAAATTAAACAAAACGTGTAATTATAATAATATACCAAAAAACCAAATTATGAAAGAATTAAACCAAAAATTAGCTCAAATACAAACAGAGTTAAAAACTAAAAAATCGAGTTATAACTCGTTCGGTAAGTACTACTTCAGAAAAGCCGAAGACATTTTAGAGGCTACTAAGCCTTTCCTTTTAAAACATGGCGTTTCAGTTACTCTTAACGAAGAGATGATAGCTACAGACCCTGTTCCAACAATCAAATCAACAGCAACTATATCAGATGGCAAAGATGCAATACACGCAACAGCTATAGTCGGTGTAGACCTTAATCAAAAAGGTATGCAAACCGCTCAACAGTTTGGTGCTGCTTCTTCATACGGTAAGAAATATGCTTTAGGTAATTTATTTCTAATCGATGATACAGCCGATGCTGACTCTACTAATCAACACGGTAAAAATGGTGCTGTAAACAAAATTAAACAAGCAGCAACATTTATCACACCAGGTCAAATGCAAAAAGCTAAAGAATATATAGCTGCAGGTGGTAATATTGAGGCTATTGAAACTAAATATAAATTAACAGATGAACAAAGAAAAAATCTTACAGAAGTTAAAAAATGATGAAGACTATTATGGTGAATTTGGTAATCAGTTTTTATCCAACTCTCACGTTGGTAAATTATTAAAAGACCCATTAAATGCGTTCAACCCTAGCAAACCATCACCAGCATTTTTAATAGGTGGATATTTCCATACTTGTATACTAGAGCCCGACAAGCTAGATAAATACAAGGTAGTTAAATCAACTACAAGAAATACAAAAGCCTATAAAGACTTTGCTGGTGGTGAACTATGTCTACTACAACACGAGGTAGATGCAATTGAATTAATGAGAGAAAAAGTTATGGCTAACGATATATGTAGAGACTTAATACACGGTAATCTACTTATTTCTAAAAGAAATGTAGAGTATGAAGTTCCAATGATTACAGAGTTGTTTGGTAATAAATGGAAAGGTAAAGCAGATATTGTTAATCATGAAGAAAAGTTAATCATTGATTTAAAAACAACTGGTGATATTGACAGGTTTAAATGGTCAGCCAGTAAATTTAACTATGACTCACAAGCTTATATATATAGTAAGTTGTTTGGATATGAGATGTTGTTTATAGTTATAGATAAATCAACACACCAAATAGGTATGTTTGACTGTTCACCAGAGTTTTATAAACGAGGTGAAGACAAGGTGAGTAAAGCAAGTGAAGCTTATGACTTGTTTTATAAGACCAAGGACTTTGATCCTAAACAGTATTTCATAAGCAAAACCTTATAAACCAAAAATTATGGCAAGAACAAAAATGAAGACTTGTACTGTTAGCGGAATTAAAACTTCTGAAAAAAACTTTTACAAAGGTCATAACCACGTAAAAGCAATTGATAATTTAAGAAGAGTTGGCGGTGCTACTAAAGAACAATTAACAAGAATGTTTAACCAAATAAATAATTACTAATATGGCAAGTATTATTAAAACGAGTATTAACCTTAACAATATACCAAAAGATAAAATCTATAATGGTAAAAAAGGTAAATACTTACCAATTACAATTACACTAAATGATGAGCCAGACCAGTTTGGTAATCAAGGGCCTGTAGTTGTAGAACAAACAAAAGATGAGAGAGATGCTAAAGCAGCTAAGACTTATCTTGGTAATGTAAAAGTAGTTTGGACTAATGGTCAAAACGTTGACACAGCTCCAAGAGATGATAACCAATCAGCTCCAGCCCCTGCTCAGGCTCCAGCTGAAGATTTACCGTTTTAATAAATGATACAAGAGATCAATGGATTTTTGATTGACAAGTATAATCAATACGGCCTAAAAGATGGTGCAGCGCAAGGGACTTGTCCCTTGTGTTCCCATACTAGGAAACCTAAGAACCAGAAGCTACAATGTGCTTCGTATGATTGGGAACGTGGTCTCGGTACGTGTCATAACTGTGATACAACTTTTCAACTACATACGTATCAACGTAAGGGTGCTAGCGAAAAAGTTTACGTTAGGCCTGAAGTTAAATACAAAAAAACTGGTACAAAAGTTGAAGAGTGGTTTAAATCACGTGGTATTAACAAACAAACACTTACTGACTTACGTGTAGGTGAAGGTCAAGAGTTTATGCCACAAACTGGTAAGCAAGAAAATACCATACAGTTTAATTACTACATGGGTGATCAGCTTATTAATGTTAAGTATCGTGACGGTAGAAAAAACTTTAAGCTTTATAAAGGCGCTGAAAAAGTATTTTATAATATCAATAGTATCGTAGGTTATGACACTTGCGTTATTGTTGAAGGTGAAATGGATGTGTTAGCTTTACATGAAGCTGGTATACCAAATGCTATTTCAGTACCTAATGGAGCTACGTTAAATCGTAATAATTTAGATTACTTAGATAATTGTATTGATTACTTTGATGATAAAACCAAAATAATAATAGCTGTTGATGCAGATGAACCTGGTCAAATGTTACAACGTGAACTTGTTAGACGTCTTGGAGCAGAAGTATGTTACATAGTTGATTTTAACGGTAACAAAGATGCTAACGATTTTTTACTTGAACACGGCACAGAAGCGCTACGTAGTGCTATACACACCGCGCGTCCTGTTCCACTAGAAAATGTATCAACATTAAAAGATATAGAAGATGAACTTAAAGACTTTGTTAAAAATGGATTTAAGCCCGGATATCAAATCGGACTTAAAAACTTTGATGATATTTTCTCTACTTACACCGGTCAGTTTATTACTGTTACTGGTGTACCCAGTAGCGGCAAGTCTGACTTTGTTGACCAAATGGTCGTGGGATATAATCAACTTTACGGTTGGAAAACTGCGTATGCTAGTCCAGAAAACCAACCAGTCTATTTACACGCGCACAAATTAATGCGTAAACACTGGCAAGATATGCCACGTGTTGATGATATAGATGGTGATAAGTGGGAACAAGTATCTAATCATGTTAATGATAACTATTACTTTATTGACATGGATAAATACAACCTAGAAGCTGTGCTACGCAAAGGTGCTGAGCTTGTAAAACGTAAAGGTATTAAGTGTTTAGTACTAGACCCGTTTAATAAGATTAGAGATACAAATGCGCACTCAGATGATGTAAACCGTTACACAATGGATTATTTGGCTAAAATTGAGGCTTTTTGTAAAAAGTATGATGTATTAACTTTTATAGTTGCTCACCCAACTAAAATGTACAAAGGTTCTGATGGTAAAATGGAAGAGCCAACTATGTACAATATTAAAGGTGGTGGTGAATGGTATGATGCTAGTTATCATGGCCTGTTAGTACATAGAGACTATGAGGCTAAAACAACTAAAGTTAAAGTACTTAAAGTTAAGTTTCAAAACTTAGGTGAAAACGGTGCTGAGTCTCATTTTACATGGGAACCTAAATCAGGTAGTTTTGTGCCATTTGTTGATGATGTGGTAGAAACAGAGCCAATGCCCTGGGAATAATGGCTTGGAACAAGTTTAAAAAGTCACCAAGTAAAAAACCGCCAGATAGATCTTGGCTGCCAGAAGAAATGAAGATGATAGGTTTTGTTATGAGTAAAAACATAAAAATAGCTATATCACCTGATTGGAAACACGATTTTACGTATTGGCAAATAGATATAAAAGTTGGTAGAGGTAAATGGCATACTGATCCTAAAAGGTACAGTGACGAAGAAGTGTATGATAATTTAATTAAATATTATAAATACTATTATGATAAATACAATAAATAATAAAGTCTTTAGAAACGCAAACACTGCATACGAGTATTTGTTTGATAGAATAATACAAGATGGTGTAGATTTTGCAGATACTAAAGCCTTGTTTAATGTTGGGTTTTATATAACAGACTCACAAGATAACAAGATAATAAATAGAGAACGTAACTGGAAACAAGATTATGCTGAAGCTGAATGGCAATGGTATTTATCTGGTGATCGTAATATAGCTAAGCTTGGCGAGTTGTATGGTAAAGTTCCAGCTATATGGAAGCGTATGGCTGATGCTAACGGCAATGTAAACTCTAACTATGGTTGGCAATGGGAAAGAACTAGTCAACTAGATATTATTGTGCAAATGCTAAAAGATAATCCTAAAACTAGACAAGCTGCAATATCTATTTACGACGCTAAAGAGATAAGCGATTATACTAACGACACACCATGTACTTATGCCGTGCAATTTACAATTGTACATGGTAGACTTGACATGTGTGTAACAATGCGTAGCAATGACTTATGGTTTGGTTTTTGTAATGACCAATATTGTTTTTCTAAGCTGCAAAAGATGGTCTCTGATGAATTAAATATTGAACCGGGTGTATATTATCATTTTGCACATAATATGCATCTATATAACAACAAAATATGACTTACTGTATATACCATATACCGGGTGTAAAAATAGGTGTAACGAACAACGTATATAATCGTGTTGAAAAACAACAAGGCTATAGAGATAATGAATATGAAATAATAGAAATGTCTGATGATATAGATTACATATCTCAAAAAGAGCGAGAGTTGCAAATAAAATATGGTTACCCTGTTGATGAAAAACTTTATAATAAATTAAAATGTAATAAAATGAAAATTAATGTAACAGAAATGACTACGACTTTTCCTTGTCCAGTCAGAAAATTAAAAGGCAGACTTATGGATAATATAGGTATGTCATGGGATACACCGTTTGGTGAATGTACAATAACTAAAAAATCAATTGAGTGGATAATGCAAAACATTAACACTTCTCAATATACTAATGAAAGATGTTATATATATAATAGAGCTTTTGCTAGATGGTTTGATAATAATGATGCTTATCCTAGAACAGGTGGTATTATGTCTGATACAAGAAAACAAGAGCAAAATGGTAAGCTTTGTGATGATAGCTGTTCAGAAGTTAGTATGTTTGAATTAATTAGACAATGGGCTGATGAAAGAGGTTTGTATGATAAAGGTGATCCTAAAACACAGGCTTTAAAACTTGTTGAAGAAGTTGGTGAAACTTGTAGAGCTATATTAAAAGGCAATGATATGGAAGCTATTGATGGTATTGGTGACTGTGTTGTTGTGCTGACTAATTTAGCTGAGTTGCTAGGTGAATCAATTGAAGGTTGTATTGAACAAGCTTACTTTGAAATTAAAGATAGAACTGGTAAAATGGAAAACGGAACATTTAAAAAAGATTAATATGAGTGATAGAGAAATATATGACGCTAAAAATGGTATATCTATAAGAGAGTCTTATGGATTTAGAGATCCTGTAGTTAAAAACGTAGTTGACAAATTTGTAAAAAGATCTGATGTTGGTTATAAAAAGTATAACAATACACTAGATGATGAACGTAGATTTAAAATGAAAAACCTACAAGGTTATTTAAATGATATACAAGAAGAACTTATGGATGCTATATTGTATATTCAAACAGCTAGAGAAGAGCTTAGGGATTTGTCTGAAGAAGCTTTGATTGATAAGATTAAATACGATGAAGAAGAAATTTAAACGTAAACGTGGTCCTGTCAGAGCTAAAAAGGTTAGCTTTGACGGGATTACATTTGCAAGTGGTTTAGAACGTTATATGTATCAAGTTTTAAAGAAAAACAAAATACACGCAGTGTATGAAGGTGCTACATTTGTTTTACAAGAAGGTTTTATGTTTAATAATGAAAGCTTTGAAAGACAGAGTAATGGTAAGGGTGATATGGTTAATAGAGGTTGTAAAAAAATATTAAATATAAAATACACACCTGATTTTGTATCTGACTCATTTATAATTGAATGTAAAGGTAGAGCAAATGAAAGCTTCCCAATGCGATGGAAAATGTTTAAAAAATATGTAAAAGAAAACTTACCGCATGTAACCTTATATAAACCTCAGAACCAAAAAGAATGTGATAAAGTAATAGAATTAATAAATGAAAGAAATAAACAATAAAATACTCTCGGATATAACAGTACACATGAAGTATGCAAAATATATACCAGAGTTACAACGTAGAGAAACATGGGAAGAATTAGTTGATCGTAATAAGCAAATGCATATTCGTAAATACCCAAGTTTAAAAAATGATATAGAAACTTATTATAAATATGTATATGAAAAGAAAGTCCTCCCATCAATGCGATCGCTGCAATTCGGTGGCAAACCTATTGAAATTAGTCCTAATAGACTTTATAATTGTGCCTATTTGCCTGTTGACCATATTGATGCTTTTAGTGAAATTATGTTTTTACTGTTATCAGGTTGTGGCGTAGGTTATTCAGTACAACTACATAACATTAAAAAACTACCAGAAATAATAAAACCTCACGCTGTAAGAAAACGTAGGTTTGTTATTGGTGATAGTATTGAAGGTTGGTCTGACGCTATTAAAGTTTTAATTAAGTCTTATATGGGTGAAAAACGTTCATCTAAAATAAAATTTGATTATTCAGATATAAGACCTAAAGGTGCTAGGTTAGTTACATCAGGTGGTAAAGCACCAGGTCCACAACCATTAAGAGAGTGTTTAGTAAAAATTAAAGGAATATTAGATGAAAAACAAGACGGAGAAAAACTCAAAAGCATCGAAGTACACGATATTGTCTGCCATATTGCGGATGCTGTTCTTGCTGGAGGTATCAGGAGAGCGGCGCTTATATCGTTATTTTCGGCTTATGATGAAGAAATGATTTCGTGTAAATCAGGTAATTGGTGGGAAACAAATCCACAAAGAGGTAGAGCTAATAACTCTGCGGTGCTTATGAGACATAAAATAACTAAAGAGTTTTTTATGGACTTATGGAAACGTATAGAGTTGTCTGGTTCTGGTGAACCTGGTATATATTTTAATAATGATAAAGACTGGGGTACCAATCCATGTTGTGAAATTGCATTAAGACCTTTTCAATTCTGTAACTTGTGTGAAGTAAACGTATCTGACGTAGACACGCAAGAAGAATTAAACGATAGAGTTACCGCTGCTGCTTTTATAGGTACGTTACAAGCTGGTTACACTGAGTTTCATTATCTTAGAGAAGTTTGGCAAGAAACTACAGAAAGAGATGCATTAATTGGTGTATCAATGACTGGTATTGGTAGTGGTAAAGTTTTAGACTTAAACTTAAATCAAGCAGCTGATCAAGTAAAAATGATGAATAGAATAACAGCTAAGACTATTGGTATTAACACTGCAGCTCGTACAACGTGCGTTAAACCTGCAGGGACAACATCTCTGGTACTTGGAACATCATCAGGTATTCATGCTTGGCACAATAAATATTATATCCGTAGGATGCGCGTAGGTAAAAACGAAGCTATTTATAGTTATCTTGCTATACACCACCCAGAGCTTGTGCAAGACGAATACTTTAGACCTCATGATACCGCTGTTATAGAAATACCACAAGCAGCACCTAAAGGTTCTATTGTAAGAACTGAATCTGCTTTTGATTTATTAGAACGTGTTAAAAAAGTAGCTACAGAGTGGGTTGCAACAGGACATAAATCTGGTAGCAACACACATAATGTTTCGGCTACAATTAGTTTGAAAGATAAAGAGTGGGAAAAAGCTGGTGAATGGATGTGGGAAAACAGAAATAACTACAATGGTTTATCTGTATTACCTTATGATGGCGGTACATATACTCAAGCACCATTTGAGGATATAACTAAATCCAAATATGATGAAATGACAAAACTACTTCAAGATATAGACTTAACTAAAGTAGTAGAGTTAAATGATAATACAGATCTATCAGGCGAATTGGCTTGTGCCGGTGGATCTTGTGAAATAACAAGCCTATAATTTAAATTTAATTAAATGTATTCAGAAAACAAAGTAATAAAGACAATGATAGCAATGGAAAATGTTTTTAAAAATTGTGCAGAAGACGCTGAAAAGTTTGTAGAAGGTAACAACTCAGCAGGTACTAGAGTTAGAAAAGCCATGCAACAAATAAAAAATATGGCTCAAGACGTAAGAGTCGAAGTGCAACGGCAAAAAAATTCTGTTACTGTATAAAAAATAAAGGGAGCTATTTGCTCCCTTTTTTTATTTTAATACCTACTAAAGCAAGTATTGATATTATAATACATATAGGACAAGGACACATAATTAAGTGTTTATTAAAACGTCAACAGTATCTGAAGATCCTATTTTTATAAACAAAGCATATTCACCATTGTCTATATTAAACAAACCAAACTCGTTTGTTAAATTTAAATAGTTTTTAGCAGACAAAGAGTAATTATATAATATATAATACTCTTCCTCAGCAGTTGTATCAGTTGACGGTTTATATATATATAAATCTATAGTAGCAGCACTAGACGTGTGTACATTGTTTAAGTATACACTTTTTATAGTTTGGGTTATTATATCACCAACACCTATAATTTCTGTCTCCTGCTGTGTACTACCTACTAAGTTATAGTACTTTGTAAGCGCCATTTTATTCCTCGAATACTATATATTCTAATGTCATAACCTCAGCAGAACTTGGTGCTACAGTTATATTAACATCAGCTAACCAAGGTATTAACATCCACTCTCCGCCATATAGTTTACCTATAGTTACAGCAGCAGTATCACTAGCGGCTGCAGAAGCATTTTTAGCTACATAAAAAAACTTAGTAGAATCACTACCAGTATTTCTTATATAAACCTTAGAAGCTTTACCGCTTGTAAAATCAGAGGCAGCTATAATAGATACAGCAGATACTGATTCAAACTTTTTAGTACGCAAACCAGTTGTTTCTTCTAAACCAGCTGTACTTTGAAGTTTTTTCATCTCCATAGTTTTATTAATAGTAATTGGATAATCCATTATATCACTATTTATAGTAAGTGTTGCATTTGTTGTTGCCATATTATTTTTTTTATAAGTTAATTATTATGTTTTAGCAGGTAATGTATAAGTTGATTTGAATATAGCGTACTCATAAGTAATGGTACCGCTAGTTTCAGCTTCAATATTTATTTCATTATCAGCTGTACCCATATTCCAAGGCATCCACATCCACTCACCAGCACCTAAGTTGCCGATAACAGTATCGTGTATACCTACTACAATGTATTGTTCTTCATTAGTTGAAGTGTTGCATAAGTATACCCAGTTAGACGTATCTGCTGTTCCTAGAGCCTCGTGTAAAGCGTCTGCACCAGAAGCTTGTGTTAACTTACCAGCGCCTAAATCTACTAATTCCATACCTGTAGTTGTTCCAGTTTGGTTTATGTTTGTAGTTGCGCTAATAGATAAACTTTGCCCAGGCTGCAAATCATCACTAGTAATACTTACTGCCGCTGTTGTTGTTGCCATAATCTATTTATTTATTTAGTTATTATTATCCTTTTGTCCAATAAGCATATTCTGCTATTATAGTACCAGAAGTAGCTTCTAATTGTACAGCTACAGATCCACTGTTTTGACCTATAGGTACAAATAAAAACTCTCCAGCTGCTAATTCAGCGAAAGACTTATTGTTTTCTATTTCAACTTGTAACGTTTGTGAAGTAGCTGAGTCACTAGCATCAAAACCAGTGTGTTTTAAATATAAATATCTGTTGCTACTATGTGAAGGTAATATAATAGTATCACCACCTGTTGTTGTAGCAGCTACTTTACTTAATCCTATTTGAGGATCTGTTACTGTTAAAGAATCAGTTACAGAAAAATTTACTTCATTTGAAGTAGCGTCTGAACTTGAAAGTGTTAATGTTGGTGTTAATGTTGCCATATTTATTTATTTTTTAAGTATTTTTCAATATCTTTTATATATTTAGTTTTGCCATTTTGTTTAACAGCAATAACCTCTTGTTTTCTGTTAGGCCTATGTGATACCCAGCTAATATGAACCCAGTTAGGATTACCATCAGGATATTCACCACCAAACTCCCAAACCATTTGATCAAAATCTAAATTATCTTTTATATAGTGATACATCTCTGCATTTGTTTTATGTCCAAAAGTATCATCTATATCTATAGCTTGACCTTTCATATGTTGTGATCTAGTACTACCACCTATCGCAGTGTTTACAGGTTCACCTCTAAAAAAACTATTTATTTTTATTGGTCCACCTACCCACTCTCTTAATGGTTCAAACAAATTTTCAGCAACTTCTTTCATGCATTTTAATTGTTCTTTGTTAGGAATGTTATCCAACCCTAATCTGTCACCAGTTCTACTATAAGTTCCTTCTTTCCAACTTACGTGTTTACTTATCTTTTCCATATTTTCTTTTTAATTGTAATTTTGCTTGCTTAGCAAGTCTTGCCTGCATCATTTTACCCATAACTTTAGCTCTTTGTTCAAGAACTGTTAGTATTTGTATTTTTCTAGCATAAGGCTTGTTTATTTTCATTACTTTAGCTATAGTTTTTCTAGCGTCAGCAACAGTAGCAAACTTTATACTAACCGTATCAGTAGGATCTTCGTCTGTATATAATCTTCTATCACTACCTTTTGGTTTTTTACCAGTTCCTACTTTAGGATCTTTTGCCATCTTTCTTTTTACCTAAACGTTTTCTAACTATATTCATTACTGTTTTCATTTTACGAGCATAGCTAGGATTTTTACCTCTATTAAATACATACTGTTGGTTTAAACTACTAATAATTTTAGACAAATTACCTTTACGAGTTTTAATAAGCCAACTAGCCAAAGCTTGTGGCGACAACTCTTTAAACTTACCTTTCGCGTCAGGTGCGTCTGAGTCGTTCCACTCAATAGACTTTGAAGTCTTTTTCTTTTTTAATGGTGATGTAAAGCTGTTATATATACCCATTATTCTTCTCCACACTTTTTTTCTGGATTAGCCACTTGCCTCCAGTCTTGTTTAACCCAGTCTCTCAAACCTTTGCTTTTAGTACTACCATCTCTAATAAAACTTTTTGAACTTCTAACTTGTTCACCTTTATCTGCAGCAGCTTTTTTAGCATTTATTACTTTTTGCTTTTCAGCTTCACTCATACGTGCTATTTTAGCTTTAGGCAAACAAACTTTACGTGTAGCTTTCATGGGTGAGTTAACAAAACCACTCCAACCTGGCATAACAAAACTCATTAGCACTTGTGATTTGAAGCCCACATATTAGCGTAAGCAGATGGATAAACTTTAAATTTTCTTTTTGCAGCTGCTTTTTGACAAGGTTTTAATTTACCTTTCATTGGTGAAGCAAAAGCTTTTAAAGGTGCATTTCTCATTGGCATACCTCTTGCTATTTGTTCTAATGCTTCAGCTTGACCAGCATGTGCTTCACTAGCTTTTTCTAGTTTTCCAACTATATTTAATATTTTCTTTTTACTCATATCTTGTCTTTTATATGGTTATACATATCCTTACCTATTTGTTCTCCAAACAATGAGTCTGATTTATAATGTGCATGTGCAACTCTTCTACTATAAGATATATCACGCGCAGCTTTCATTAATTTATCTTTTTTGTTTGGATATTTATCACTTAAAGTTAAACCCATTAAATACGCTTGTACAGAATGTCCAGACGGGTATGAAGGTGTTTTCATACTTTTTAACTCTATATCCTGCATTTTTATACCCATTTTTTTAGCTAACACCTTTGGTCTTGGTCTATTATGATGTTCTTTAATTTTCATTATAATAGGTTTTGATTCGTTTATTAGTTTACTAATTAAAGAATCTTTACCTACTATGTTTTCCATAACTTTTTTACCGTCGTCCATTTCTTTAATAAACTTTTCTCTAATAGGTATTTTTGTTAATTCTAATATTTCTTGTTTTGTAGTATTAGAATTATCACTTGGTGGTTTTTTATTTAAATATTTCTGTATATCAAAATCTTTTAGCATGTCAGTATTTTCCTTGAACACCTTTTGGGTTTGATTTAGTAGAACCACCTTTACCAGCCCACAAAGTTCTACATGCCCAATACTGTGCTTTTAATTTACTTTTCTTTTCACCACACTTATGTCTAGCTCTAAAACTTTTTCTAGCAGCATCAGAATAATTGTGACCATATCCTTTTTCACCAAAATGAACTATACGTTCTTTACCACCTTCACAACCTTTAACCATCATCTTTTTATTAGCTTTAGTAGATCTTCTAGGTTTATTACAAGGCATATTATCTTTGTCAGCTCTTTTATCAAACGGACTTTGTTCTGTACGATCTTTACCAGGTGAGTTAATATACTTGGCAACATTATCATTCATAAACTGCCTACGTCTACCACAGCTAGTTACAACAAAAGGATTATTTTTTTGTACGTAAGCCATGATTAGCAATCACAATCGTTGCAACATACTTTACACCAACCTAAACATACTAAACCAAACGTTATAGCTTCAAGCCATTTACAAAATTTATTTTTCATAATTATCTTATTATATAGTTAATACCCATTTTAAAATCGTACCACTCTCTGTTCCAGTACTTGTTGTATTTACCTTCTGCAAAAATACCTAGTTTTTTATTTATTTTTTGACCAAATATTAAACCACCAGAATAATCGTACCATTGTCCATCAACATAGTTGTGATAACTAAATTCACCACCATCATTGTAATGATAAGGCATTAAATTACCCCAACTATGTACCCAAAAATTTTTATTATAATAATAGTAATCAAAACCTAAAATTAAAGAGTTTAATAATCTATTATCTAATTCATTTCTTTTTTTATCAACATAACTTGCTAAAACATTTGGTATTATTATTTGCTCCCAAACGTCTGAAGATGTAGCTACTAAATCTCCATCAGGATTATAGTATTCTCCTTCATATACGTTAACATTGTAACCTTCTTGTAAGGCTAAATATGTATAATGTATGTTACCGTTGTCTAGTTTCCAACTAGCAAGCGGATCATAACCATAAGGCTCTGATAAACGTTGAGCAGCACCAACGTTAAAACTAAAATTACCCACAACATATCTATATCTTTGTGAAGTTTCAAAATATTCTATATCTGCAAAACCATCTACTAAATACTCTGCTTTAGCTATCCAGTCGTTAGCTACATATCTTATAAAGTGATGTTGATCTAAGTACTCTACGCCTTCTTGCCTTTTATAATCTACTTGAAACAAAAACTCTGTACCGTTTCTTTTACCTATTGTAGCAGCATCACTATAATTAGACTCGGTACCATCATAAAACGTGTTAGCTCTGTTTTCATAACCAAACCTAGCTATTTTACGTATACCTAATGTTAAGTTATAATCATAAGGCGTTTGTATTGTTTCAACACCTAAACCATCTGTAACGCTATAAGTTTCTACGTCTGATATAGAGGTACCACCATTAACAGCAGAATAAAACGTTGAAAATTTAAACAAATCTTTTATAGTTTGTTGACTGTGTGTCACAGAAGAATATGCAAGTAATAAAAGTGTTAATAATATTTTTTTCATTTTATAAACTTCTTTTCAACACTACCATCATCATATATAAATAACAATATTGTGTTTTTAGTTATTTTAGCAGGTCTACCTAATAAATCTGTTATAGCAATTAAGTTAGCCATACGTTTTGGAACAGGTCCTACCCAAGTTCCTTCGCAGTAATCATATGTTAACTGACATATATTATCCCACTCATTGTCACAGCAATATTCATCTACATCTATAACCCAAGCATAACAAGGATCGTTTAACCAGTACGGTTCGCCTGGTCCAGTTATACATTCAGCACTATACAAACAACTTTCATTATCAGCTGTGTTTGCTAGCGGTTCATAGTTGAACGCATCTTGGTCCATACACCCCACAACCACAGGTACACAACTATTATTATCGGTGTTAGCACTTGAATCATAATTGATAGCAGTACTATCAGTACACCCATAAATAAATGGAATACAACTGAAGTCTTCTGTATTAGCGTTAACTTGGTAGTTGAACATACTCGGATCAGTACAACCATAAATATAAGGAACGCAAGGATTGATATTGTCTTCAGCATTTGCAAGTGGGTTAAAATTAAACATTGTAGAGTCCATGCATCCATAAACAAACGGTACACAACTACCATCATCAGTATTTGCTAAACTATCATAATTGAACATAGTTGGATCAGTGCACCCGTAAACATATGCTATACACGTGTCGGGTGTGTTTGCAAGCGGATTAAAGTTAAGCGCTAGACTTTCCATACAACCAGTAATAACAGGAACGCAGCCCCCGTTGTCTACGTTAGCCGTAGAATCATAATTAAAAGAAGTTATATCAGTACATCCAAATACAGCTAACGTATTACAACTGTCTTGTATATTAAAATCTGTATAAACTCCGTTAGATGTGTCCATATGGTACTCTAGATACGCAGGAGACATGCAACCTGGTACGTAATAACAAAGTAAAGGTGTATTTGCTGTGCTATCATAATTAAACGCCATACTATCCATACAACCTTCAACTATTTCAACACACTCATTACCACAATAAGTCATACCAACATAAACAAAAAACGGTTGTATAAACGGTGGTTTAACACTTATAATAGTATCACCCATAGGGTTTATTAAAGTAAACCCACACTCTGGTGCCGTTTGAGAAGCTTGTTGGTTAATAAAAAACTTAGCCTTTACTATTTCAGGCGCTTTTAATTGTAATGTATAAGTCTGATTAAAACCAGAAGTCATTACAAATTGTGATGTGTCGTCTTGATAAATTTCTAATCTACTACCAACCCAACCATTACCTGCAAGATCATGCAGTATAAGAGTGTAATCGCAACTATCTATGTAATCCATAGTATTCGCGGTTGAGTCGTAGTTAAACATTGTACTATCAGTACAACCATATATTTTTAAAGTAGCACAGCTACTATCACTTACTGTGGCTGCTGGATTAAATTCAATATAATTGTTGTCCATACAGCCCGGCACTGGTGGTGGTGGTGTACAAGTATCAGAAGTAAATACATGTGTGGAATCTGTCCCAAAATTAGGTGTGGTACCAAACACCAAGGTATCTCCACATTGCATTACAAAATACGAGCCATCGTTTCCACCCCACTGGCTTCCAGCTAAACCGTCTCCGTACGTATCAAATATCGTGAACCTTAAAACACCTGTAGGTAGGCAAACTGGAATATGTTGTGGTTGATAATCAGGAGCGTTTGGGTATGGGCCTCCTGCTGCTATCAAATTACCCATTGTATCTTTTATTTCCCAACTAGTTTCACTAGTAAATTGATCTAAGTTTATGTTTACCATAGCTGGCACACATTGACCAGGCGGTGGAGGTTGCGGCATACATTGCGGTACAACTCTATTATGTATTAATCCTGTAGTAAAAGTACTAACAGGGTAGTTAACTACTGTATCACCACATATAGTTACATAGTATTCTCCATTTATAATACCGTCACCATAACTATCATATATAACGAAAGATATATTAGTAACACTATCAGACATATACAAAGTATCTGTGTGCATAAAATTAGACTGTGTATAATAACCATAATCAACGTAGTCTATAGTATCACCTTGGTAAACAGAGTCGTATAATATCCATCTAGTTTCACTAGGATACCCATCTGTTTTTATATGTACAACAACTTCTTTCTGCGCAAAAGTTAATATAGGTAGTAAAAGTAATATTAATATTTTTTTCATTTTAAAAATCACTCATTATTATTTCGTCAACTTCTTCTTGCACCTCTTTTCTTGTAGCAGACATAGTAAAACTAAGATCTGCTTGATAACGTTTTACTTCTTCTCCGTTAAATATTATAATTGTAGGCACTACAACTATGTTATATTTTTTAGCCCAATCACCTTTGTCTATACTAATTCTTTTAACACCACAATCACTAAGTTTTTCTAACCAATTTACGCTGTTAGCTTTGTTCCAACCAGCATTAAACTCAACTACACACACGTCTGTTTTACAAATATTTTGTGCTTTAACAGTGTTAGCAAGCATTATAAATAATATTATTAAAAAATAAACTACATATACGCCTTGTGGTGTTTTAGTTTCTTCCATTTATCTTAGTTTATCAATTTTTTCTTCGATACGCTTAATATCGTCTTTTATTTCAGTAACATCTTCTTGCGTAGTCATAATAGTGTTACGTATCATTTGATCTTTCATATCAAACTCCATACGAGTAACTTCTGGTGGTGGTATTTCTATAATTGGTAGCTCTTTAGCTTCAGCAATATCCGCTTGTAAAGTGTACCACATTCCAACAAGAGCTGCTATTAAAGCAGCTATACCACCCAATGTTTTAACACTTACTTTAAAACTAGTGTCTTCGTTTAATTCTTTAGCCATCTTTTGTTTGTTTATATTAATATAGAATCACTTGTTTTTTAAGTTATTTAATCGTGATAATAGCAATAACCACTTTTAGAAGTAGTCATCATTTTACATCTTTGACCGTTAGTTCTTCTACCTTTGCATTGTTTTTGTTCACCAGATTTACTTTGTTCTACTTCATCGTGTATTGTACAAAAGTTTTTACCTGGTAAAGCTTTGTTTTTACATCTATTACCGCTTCTACTAACAGCAGCACAAATACCATCTTCTTTACGTAATTTAATGTTTTCTTTAATTTGATCTTTGTTTTTAAACTTAGGTGATTTTACTATTTGTTTAGTTTTTTCGACTTTTTTGTTTTCAATACCAACGTCCCATCTACTCCAACCTAAGGTTGTGGCTATTCGCTGCCACCAAGCGTTTTCACTATCAAGTCCAGCTCTTAAATTTTGTACTTTTCTATAAAGTCTATTAATAGGTACATTTGTAAGACCTTCTACAGTTGTAGTAGTCATGTCCCAAAAAGGATTATCAATATCCCATTTGCTCATGTACTCCATAACATCTTTATTCCACTTTTCTATATTTTCACTAGCTGTTAGTTTTCTTACTTTTATGCCAATTGGTGGAGCTATTTGCAAAAGCTCTGGCCAAGCTGGTGATTTAAACCAAGAGTCACTCTTTGAGTTTTGAACACGCTTTCTAACATAGTTAATCAAAGTAGATGCAACAGCGCCATATAAACCAGAACCTCTTAATATACTGTCAATAGTACCATATATTACTCTGTCTTTTTTAGTTTTAAAAAACTTTTCATTTTTTTCATTTTCTTCTTCATCGTCTTCAAACAAGGCGGCAAACAAAGCTTGTTGTAAACCATAAAATATAACACTTTGAACAGCTCCATAATATATAATTCTAGAAATATTAGCGGTATCACTAGCCTCTAAATCTTTATAACCTTTAGACACTCTTCTATTTATTAAATCAAGATATGATTTTTTAACTATTCTAGCGTACTGTGAAGTTACGTTTTGAAATGCAAAAACCCATCTACCAAGTACAGAACGTTGTAATTGAGAAATCATATCAGGTCTAGCAGACTGTTGTGTTTCTTCAGCCACTGTTTGAAAGTCTATAAAAGCTTCTTGTTCAGCTTTTTTTAACGACATGCCTTCTTCTAAATAAGAGTTTAATCTGTTTCTATAAAAACTAGCACCACCAATAGAAATAGCAAAACTATCACCCAGTTGTGTAGGTAAAAACCCTAGATCTAATAAGTGTTTTATAGCAGCTCTAACTTTACCAGTTGTTGTTTTAGGTTTAGAAACCTCACTAGCTATTTCACTAGCGTTGACATCAAACGCAGCACCAGATCTTCTTTGTTTTAAATAATCAGAGTTAAATAACATAGAAAAATCACTCCAAAACTGTTCTTGATCAGCAAATCGAGCTGCAGCTTTAAATATATTGTTATCACCAAAGTTTAAGAAGTTAACAAAAGACAACTGCTGAAGTATAGCTGATCTAGCGTTGAAGAACATCGTAGCCGCTACAGATCCATTGACCCAGTCTAACCACCTGTTAACAGCCTTATTATTACTTATAGGTCTGTTATTACCCGTGATAGTAGCCTCTAACACGTCTTCTAAAGCTAATCTAAAGTCTTTACCGTATATTGCTTCTATTTTATTTAAATTATCATTAGAAAATATAATATCTGCGTTTTCTATAAATTCTGTAAAAAAGAAAGCTCTACCAACTCTACCAGTAGCATCTGCCAAGTCAGATCTAATATTACCTACTTGCCAGTTTTCACTTGGTGGTACGTAGCCATCTTCCATCATAGAAACCTCACCAAGCATATCAGCATAACTTTTTAAACTAGAATATTCGTTTACTATATTTATTAGCGCTCTTTCTTGTTTTGCAGTTAAGTTTGGTATTTCATAACCAGCTTTATCAAATAAATAAACTCTAATAGCATCTTCATACGTAAATGTACCATCAGGAGTTACTTCGTTTAATATAGGTCTAACATCTGGTATACTTTTATTTAATTGTTTATATCCATTTGCTATAGATTGTCTAGCGGCATTTAGTTTTCTATAACCTTCGTTTAAAGGTTTTATTAATGCTTTTTCAAAAAACTTTCTATGTTGAGTACCTTGCTCACCTTTACCCATAAAATTATAAAGTAAACCTACAAAGTCTTCGTGGTTAGGTGGTACAAAAAATCTATAGTGACCTTTATTCATACCATCTTTTGCAGCTTCAGCTGCGCTAAATATATATTTACGATTAATATCAGAAACATCTTCTAGCACACGGTTGAAATAATTATTCATTTTGGTTTTACTAAAATCAACTCTAGCTTGTTGCACTTTAGATTTAACATCTATTTGTTCTAATATATTTTTTACAGCTTGTACATTTTGCAATGCATCATCAGCAAAATAAAAATCATTATAACCATCCGCAGCTTTATCTAATACCCACAAAGCTTTAGCATCAGCAGTTGAATTACCAAGACCTGTTATATTTTCTAACGGTATATTTAATCCATTAGCTTTTAAAAACTCTTGTATTGCAGGTGCGGACTGAGGTGGTCTAGCTGTTAGTATAAACATGTCTTTAGTACCAAATTTACTAGCAAGTTTTTTAGCTTTATTTAGTAATGGCGCAGGTTTACCATCTACAACTTTATTAAATTCAGAAAAATCAAACTTATAACCTAGCCCTAATAAATTTTCGTACGTACTAGCGTATTGCTCTGGTGTTAGAGTTCCTTCAGTTCCATCTAGTCTAGTATATCTAACTAAAGAACTACTTGTAGCAAGTGTATCATCAAAGTCTAATATAGTAATACCTTTGGTTTTTTTGTTTACTGATTTTGATAGTTGACTTACAGTTTCAAGATTTTTATTATTGTATATTTCAAATATATTTTTAGGTATAGACTCTATTATTCCCTGTTCTTGATTTTTAACAAAAAAATCAACAAGATCAGCATTGTAAGTGTACCTTGTAAGTCCACCTTTAAACTTCAAGCCAGCTTTATTTAGTATAACATCTATTTCTTTAGGTAACACATGTACAGTTGCTAAATCAAAATATTGCTGTAATTCTTTTTTATTTTGCTTACTAGGGTTTTTAATAGTGTCTTGTATCTTATCAACCATGTCAGACACGGTTATCTCGTGTTCTAACACTAAGTCTTTAGATGTTAAGTTAGATTTTTTATTCATTTTTACACCTAACTTATATATTTTTCTTATAGTACCTCTTTGATCAAGAGACATTAAATCTACCATAGCTAATTTCTCAGGCTTACTTAAGTCAGAGTCTAATATACTTTGTAAATATGTTTTAGCGTCATTAGCTTGTCTGTCTACTAAATTGACTAACTCTTGATTATTTCTAGCATTGTTTTTAATATTCTCTATGTTTTCATACATAGGCACTGGTATAAATTTACCGTCTTGATTATAAACAATTATCTCACCATCTTTAACCTCTTGTAATTTATAGTTTGGATTAACAAACTTATCACCAAACAAAGGTTTTAGTACTCTTTCTATAAATATTCTATTAGTAGTAAGACCATCAATCATACCACTTCTAGTTGATCTACCTATGTTTTTTAAGTATTCATTTATTATTCTAACTTTTTCAGTATCATTTACGCCTTCGGTTAACCGTTGTAAATGTTTTTTAGAAACTTCAAATCCGATCCTTCTAACTTGAGGCATCGTTGTGTTTTTAATAAATTTGACAAAGTTTTCTAAACTACTAAAGTCTGGCGATAGTGATTCTACTGTGGGTGGTAGCTTTTGTACTATAATATCATATACTACTCTTGATGGTAATTCGTTTTCAAAAGCAACTTGCATCTCTTGTAGTATATTATTGTTATACATATACAAATCTGATTCTTCAACATTTTCATTGTTTTGTATACGTTTTTCTATATCTTGTATTTTACCTTGTAAAGCAGCTAAAGGTTTTTTACGATATTGTAATTCTGTTAGTTGTAGTTGAGAGTTATAGCTTGAAGAAAATTGAACATCACCATCTTGCAACTCACCATTTATAGTTACTTTACCATCAGGTACAAAACTTCCAGGAGTGCTATTTTTTACAACACTTACTTTTTTACCTTGTAAAGGAAAATATCTTTCGTTAGACCTTACTAAATAATCGAAATTTTTTCTTATAAATGGATCTGTAATAGCATCAGGGTTTTTAGCCTGTTCAAACATATCTTGATTAACCGTACCTTCTAGTTCTACATAAGATTTACCTGGGCTTTCTTTAACAAGTACTCTTTTCCATTTAGTAATATTTTCTAAACGAAGTTGATCATTACCTACTCCTATAGTCTCAGTCTTTGCTTTTCCTTTATATTTTTTGTATGGCGACCTTACTTCTTCTTTACGTATTGCGCCTCCATCTTTATATATAGTAGTAGTTTCAGAGGTGTAATGTACACTCTCTTTTCTTTCAAACTGCTTACCATCTTTAAAACCGTTTTTTGTAGTTGTTATCTCTACTATGTCGCCGTCAAGGTTTTTCTTAGTATAAGTACCTGTTTTTGAATCACCAACTTGTTTTTCTGTATGTACTACAGTACTTTTGTTTTCATCTACTTGTATGACTTCTCTAAAACCGTCACCAACTTTTTTACCTTTTACAATAATAGCTTTTGTAGGTTTATCCATTCTGTCCCACCACTGCATATTGTTACCATCTCTAAAAGAAACTAAGTTACCGTTATGAAAAGCTATTTTAAATCCATTATTGTTTTGGTTGTAGCTTTTCCAGTTACCAAAAGCTTGTTTTAACTCGTCGAAATTTTTATCTTTTGGTGGCTTTGCCACTACAGCAAACTGTTGGATTACTGATCCATCTGCTTGTTTGTAATCAAAAGTTTCTATTTCAACAGTTTCATATCTACCAGTTTGTTCAAATGTATTTTTCTCAGTTTTAGCTTCTTGACGAGTGTCAACCATTTTAATGTCTGGAACAACAGTTTCTTGTTCTCTAGCGCATAAACACCAAGGATTTGCTTTTTCACCAAAATGTGTGTCAACTACTTTTCTAACATCTAACTGTCCTTGTTTAGAGTTTTCTACGTCGTAAACTACAACACCATCGCTATACTCTGTTTTATTAGTAAAAGTTTCAAGATCATCTGGATTAGTTCTTTTAACTTTCTTTTTAACTACGTTTTCTTCTATTAAAACATTAGGATTTTTGTAAGAGAACGGATCTATCTTTTTTATACCCGCTACTCTTTCAGCTTCTATAACTTTGTAACCGTCTTCAGGTAGTATTAAATAACCATTAGCCATGTAATGCATAGCTAGTTTTTCGTACTTAGCTTTTTTGTTATTTGGTATGTCCTTACCATCTACAAAGTCAAATACAGACTGTACGGCGTTTTTTCTTTGATCTTCTGTAAGATCAGGTCTTTTCTTTTCTAATCTTTTTTCGTATTGATCTCTATGGCTTTTAGAAAACTTTATTTCTAAATAAACATTAGTATTTTCACCGTTTTCTATAGCGTTGTTTATGTCTTCACTAGCTTTGTTTTTAGAAAACTGAACATCAACTTCTCTACTAATTTTAGATGATAAATCTACAATATCAAGCTGCGCGTCAAACTCATTGGTTAATAGTTTGTCAACATCAGGTTCTTGTCTTACTTCCATTAAAGCATCAAATATAAAAGCTTTTGACATGTGCTTTGATAAACCATCTTTTCTAGTACCTTTTAAACCAGATCTTAATCCAGTAACAGGATTTATAAGTGGAACATCAAAAAACCCTACAAACTGATCTTCAGTTGGCATTACTTTTTTGTACAAGTTTACAGCCTGCCCTTTGTCTATTGATTTTAAAGCATCTTTAGGTAATAAACCTTTATCAACAGCATCTTGCACCTCTTGTTTTGAAGTTAATCTTTTTACAAATTTAGTAAATACTTTTTCACCATCTGGTACATTTCTTTCTATTTGAACAAAATCTGATGTAAATATAGCTTCAACTATAGACTCTCTATGTTTTTTTAAATAATTAACATATTCTTTTGTACCTAAACTATTTTTTACTATTTTAAATAACTCTGTATATCTTCCTGATGTTAAACCTTTTTCTCCAGCGTACTCACCAGCAATCATTTTAACTATAGCGGCAGCTCTATCGTTTTTATTTTTTATATCTTTGGTTTTCTGATATGCTAATATTAAACTTTGTCTAGCGGAATCTTTAACTTTATTGTAAATATTACTACCATCTTGTATACCAACGTCTTGTCTAAGTTTACTTTTTCTTACTTTTTTCTTTTTATTTTTCTGAGCCTCTCTTTTAGCAACAGCTTGAGGTGACATGTCCATTGTTTCTAGATCTACCATAGTTTGATCTATATCTGCTTCAACTTGTACTTTTATATCACCTTCTTTTGTTGTTTGTCCAACTTCAACTGTAGGTACTGTTATCTGACCTTCTGTTAAAGAATTAAAAGCTTGTTTAGCTTTATTACCTATTTGTGGATTTATCCAACCAAAAAGCCCGTTTGGATTTTTTCTTTCTGGTTTATAATTTTTTATATGTGGTAGTAGCTCTGCATAAGTTGTATCTAAAAAAGTTTTATCATCAATACCTTCATGTGGCTTTGCTAGTATAAGACCGTCTAATAAACCTTGTTTTTGTATTAACTCAGCAACGTCTTGACCATACACTTCCCAATAAGCATTACCACCCAAATCTTCAAAACTTATAGTATCACCACCTGTTTTTTCATTGTCAGTAAATTCTCTACCATATTCATTTACTAGATCTTGTTTTTGAGCATCAGTTAAATCTCTAGTTCTAGATAATTGTACTTCACCTGGACTAGCTAAACCAACGTCTATCATATCAACAAACTGGTTTCTAAGTTTACCTTTTTTTCTATCAGAAACGTATTCTTTTAAAAAGTTTCTAACACCATCTGCTGTTTCAAAACTAATATCTTTATAACCACTTTTACCTCCGTTTATTATTTTTTCAAAAAAGTTTTTTAATTTAGTTATAACGCTATCTTGTAGATTACCTTTTAATTGAGCGTCACCAAACGCTGTTATATATTCTTCAGCATACTCAACAAAAGCTTTCTCACTACCATCTTTGTTATACCTATAATTATCATCTATTCTTTGCTGCACAACAGAACGTTCTTTACTAGTTAAGCTATCAACAAAATCTCTTAATACTTGTTCGCCTTCTTTTGTCAAAGTAGTTTCAACAGTATCGCCTGTGACTTTATCTGTAACAGTTCTTGTTTCATTGCCTCTTAATGAAGACTTTACGACAGCGTGTAAAACCTCGTGAGAACCAGTGGTAACCGCGTTATTTTCTGCTGCTACAACTTCATTTATTAAAATGTTTTTACCAATAATTAAACCATCAACATATTGTAAATCCTGCGCACTGTAGTTGTTACCAGTTAAAGAGTTAATTTGTTTTCTAAAATCAGCTTGGTTTTTAATTACATTTATACTTAAACCTTTTGTTCTACTTAATGGCTCTTCAAAAGTTCTAATATCATCATTAAGCATTTTTTTGTTAGCATCAACTCTAATATCATTAAGTATTTTATTTTGAGCCGCTATATCTTCATTAAGTTTTATAGTAGAAATATCAAATTGTTCTTGAGTTATTATATTATTTTTTAATTGATTTTCTAAACCTTTTAACTGATTTCTTAACTCATTTTTTGTTTCGTAAGTTTGAATTATATCGTTACCTTGTTGTTCTGTTATGTAAGTTGATTTCTTTCTAACAGATTTAATATAATTTTTTAGTTCTTTTTCTTGTTTTTTAATTTCTTTATCAATAAAACCTTTAGTATCCGGAGTAAAAGCTTTTAATTTTTCTCTTTGTAAACCACCTATATTTTGAATATATTCGTTTATTATAATATTATCATTATCATCTCTAAAAGATTTATTAATTTGATTACCAGCACCTCCAACAGCCGTACCACCAACAAACCCCATAGCAAACGATTCAAACGCATCTTGAGTACCTAAAGATTTTACGCCTTTTAATAAAGCAGTATCGTAATCATCTCCAACCGCTAAAGACTTGTTTATTTTATCTATACCGTGTTGAAAATATTCTGTAACACCTTCTTTAGATCCAGTAGCTACATAACCAGCTACTTTTTTCATACCAGAAGTACGGGCATTTCTTAAAAAAGCATTAGTAATACCTTTAAAACCAGCATACTCAAGCGCTGTAGCTGCAACACCTAAAGTTGTAGGAGTAATTAAATCATCTTCACCGTTTTCGTACATTTTACGCATTGCGGTTTCAAAATCATCGTCTGGATAAAGCGTTTTTGCTCTTTCAGCGTTAAACTCTGTGTACATTGGAGACATTACTTGAAAAGGTAAGCTATATCCACCAGTAAAATAAGCGGGAACTACAGTTAGCATTGTATTAACAATAGCATCCGTCACACCTGTGGCAACATCAACAACATCACCTTCTTTAATACCACCAACAATACCTTCTCCGCTATATAAATACTGTGTTTTTTCTTTTAATTTTTCTAGTTTTAGCTGCTGTTCTATTTGGTATTCGTTAAAAACATCTCCAGCAACATTATCATCAGCAAACTCATTAACATCACCACCACTAGCTATAAAGTCTACAATTTTACCACCTGTTGGGTCTATTTTATTTATTATATTACCTACGTATACAGGGGCACTTCTAACAAAAGTTTCACCTGTAACTTCAGCTTTTTCAAAAACATTGTCTACTTGCACTAAAAACCTATCAAACGCACCTAGCTTGTTAACCTCTTCTTCGTATCTTTCTTGAGAAACTACTTTGGCTTTGTGTCTAAGTTTTTGATATTCTTTTTCACCTATTTTTTGAAGTTCTTCTTTACTGTAATTACCAGACTCTACATAAGGTCGCATTATTTCGATTAATTCTTCCTCCATGTCGTATTATGTATTTTTATTTAATTTAGATTTTATTAGGTCGTTAACTAATTGTTTTGCGTTTAACAAAGGGTTTTTTGCTAATTTATTTTCATCTTCTAAAATATCATCCACTTTGTTTTCTTCTTTTTCTTTAGTTTGGTTGTAGCTATTATTAAAAGTTAATTCTTCTTTAAATGTTGGTTTTCTAGGCTCTTTGCCTTGTAGCTCCATAAGCTCTTCCATAGATTTATAATTTGGATCAAAAGATTTTTTTATTCTATTAGCAAAATACTTATGAAGCCTAACGTCTGTGTTTGGATTAAACGAGTTTGGATCTAATTTTTCGGGAGGTATTTCACCTGACATTATTTTTTCTTCGTTTTCAATAAGATAATCTTGTAAGAAATATCTACCTCCAATTTTATCTGAAACAAATATTTTCCAACCATCTTCATTGTGCAATAAATTATCTACAGCAAAATCAACATCAAAATCTAAAGGCCTACCTACGTTGTTTCTTTGTTTAACAGCGTCTTGTTGCATTTTCATATACTCTGCTTCTTGAGTTCCTTTTACAACCCAGTTTTCTGTAATGTCTTGTATTGATTTTTGTATTTCTTTTTTAGGATCTGTAGGATCAGGAACAGATAAAATCATATTTAAACTTTCGTCAAAACTTATTAAACCACCTTCTAACCAAAAAGGTATATCAAACTCCTTTAAGTTAGTGTAGTTAGAAAATAAATTTTTACCACCCGTACCACCACCATAATAAGTAGCAAATTCTTTTTTTAATTCTCTTAGCTGGTCTAAATCAAAAGCTATTTTTTTTATAGATTTATCAAATGCTAATGCTTTTTCTTTTTCACCTAACATCATGGCTTGGTCATATTTACTAACTAAGCCCGATACCATGTCGTTAATAATTTTTTGATTTGCAGGGCCGTGTATCTCGGATGACTTTGCGTCATTACCATACGGCATGTTTTCAAAATATTTTCTTGCTCTTTTATCTGACATAACTTATATTTAATTATTTTGTAACTGCACCACCTAGCGATGTTAAACCTCCACTAGCAATACCAAGTCCAGCTTGTAGTGCTCCTGTAAACATAGCGTCTATAGCTTGATTTTGTTGATCAACAGCTTGATTCGCGGCATCAGCTCTTGCCATTGCTAAATTTCTCAACTCATCTTGCTTAGCAAACTCCGCTTGTTCTACCATAGCTCTACCTTCTCTTTCTAGTAAATCTCTTTTTTGTTCACCTAAAGCTTTTGCATCTGCTAACCTAGATTGTTCAGCCAAAGCTCTTGTTTGATTAGCCTGCTCTTGAGCCGCGATACTAACAGAAGCTTGTTGAGCTTGTTTAACACCTTGGTTAGCTAACACTTGCGCTAACCCAGCAATACCACTACTACCAGCTGCGCCTTGCATACTTTGCATTATATTAGCCATAGCTTGTTGAGACTGTTCCTTTTCAAATTGAGCTTGTTTTAAATTAACAGTTTGATCTTCATAAACATTTTCCATATTTTCATACGGGTTTTTAACACCCGCATAAGGATTAGTCATTTTTCTATCTTCAAACTGTTCTATTTGAGCTTGTAAATCTCTATTAGCTTCGTCTCTTTCTCTTCTAAGTTGCGCACCACCAAATAAAGCTGTAATGAATTTAGCTGGTGAATCGCTATTGTTGTTATATGCCATAATTATATTGTTTTATTTATTATTACAGTTTTTAGTAATTATTTACTACTAGCTGTTATTTCTGAACCAATTGAATAAAGCTCTGCTTTTTCACTAGAATTATTAGCGAAAGTAGCCTGAGCATAGTAACCAACTAAACCTGACAAGTTTGTATAAGTGTTTTTAGCAAACATTATAAAGTCGTTAGGGCCCGGTATTAAGGGACTTCCAACCGAAGTGTTGTCTACAAGTATTCTGTTGTTTTCTATTGCTACGATAACGCCTAAAAACAATGGCGTTTGCTCTTCACCTGTCGTGGTGTTTATTGATTGATTAAAACCACCTAACTCAAAAGGTGTTACACTGTAAGCATAATCACCTACTTGTAATGAATCATTATCTATGTCTGCTGTAAAGTTTATAAAATATTCTGCCATGTTATGCTCCGCTTAATCCTTGTGTTAATACTCTATCTAAATCTAAAATTACGGTTTGATTATTTCTTGGAAACTTACGTAAATATATATTTGCTGTCAAAAAAACTTCATTGCTAGAACCGTCTATGTATATTTTAGTTCTTACAGGTATAGGTCTAGCAACAGTAGCATTAGTCTCTGCATTTGCAATTGTTAAAACGCCCTCTGTTAAACCGTTAGTATTGTTAACAAGAGACACTGTAGTAGCGCTAGAACTTGTAGATTTATTTAATCCTCTCATTCTAATTTCAGAACCTTTTCCAATGCCAATCATACCGTTTACATCTATAGTGCTTTGCCCTGCTGTTATAGCGGTTCTTACACTAGTTGTTACCTGACCAAGTCTTACTTTTACTAAATCTAATTCTAAAACAATACCTATAGCTCTTTCTATTAATCTAAAACCGTACGCTCTAAACGTCATGGTTTGTCCGTGCTCAAAGGGTGAATTACTTGAAAACTCTATTGTTTTAGTAGTAGTGTTTATACTAGTTATCGTGGTTGTGCTAGCAGGCGCAGTTGTAGTTTTGTGATATGTTAATTCCATACCTACAACTAAATTACTTGTATCGGCAACCGTAACACTATTTCCGCTAGCGCCATCACCAGCTGGGTTTGTTACTATATTTTCTGTTGTTTGCCAGTAAAATACATCGTTATCAAAATCTCCTAAGTTTGGATTATTTGGTAATGTGTTTTTTATAAAATAACCAAAATCTGTTATTGCTGGCGAAACATCTAACTGTAAGTCTATAGCCCTAATAACTGGTGCGTTTCTTTGTTGAAATGACGTTGTAGACGTTTGGGTGTTGCTACCAATCGTAGTACCAGCAAAACCATTTCCTGCGGCTGTAATAGTTATCTGAGAGTCACCTATTTGTTCTATAGTTTGACTATAATATAAACTGTTTTTACCAAAAGCTAACTCAGTATTTTTGCTTGCATCAGGTATAATAATAAAAGTATACGTGTCACCGCTTGCAGCAGCCGGTATAGATATATTATATGTTCCTGGTGAACTATTTTTTAATCTACTCTGAGATGTTACAGTTGCTTCAAAAGTATTAGTTACAAAATTATATTTTCTATTATCAGAAGATCTTTCAATAGTCATACTAAACATAGCCGCACTAGAACCTTCTATTGTAATTATAGCATTGCTAGCCCTCGCACTAAAAATATTTTTATTAAAAAAAATACTTTTTATATAATTTTTGTCTTTATTAGCTAAAATTCTAGCTGAAGATGTTTGTGTTACGTTATAAGCCATATTAGAATTGTTCTATATTATCAACTATACCTAAACCTTGAAAATTAAAAGCAGCTGTATCTACTTGATCTTGATTACCTTTTATATAGTTAAACCACTTACCTTCTTTCTCAATAAACTCATTTATAGCGCCTTGTTGTTTATTTGTAAATATATCTTGCACATACCAACCATTTTTGTTTGTAAGATTATAATATTCACCATCAGTAAAAACCATTTCAAAAGTTTGCTCTTGTAAAATTATATCTTCAATATTAAAACCAAATTGTGATCCAGGAACAAAATTATTCATGTTAGAAACATCAGCAAAAGGAACTATTGTAATAAAATTACTTATAGCACCCGCATAAGAAGCCATGTCTGCGCCTACAGGAACAAAAATCAAAAACAAATTAGCGGTACCAGGTGGAATATTTAAGTTTTCAGTATGTATTACAAGTTGATTATTATCTGATTCATCTAGGATAGCAGCAGCTATATAAGTAGTAACATTAGTAGTTGATATTGCGGCAGTTATTAAGTACATACCAGCAGGATAAGAGTTTGCGTCTAACCGTTTGTAGTTTACTTGTAATTGATACGCTCCAACAGTGTTAGAGGGTAATGGTATTGTAAAAAACGAGCTAGCAAGACCACCGTTAACTCCATTAGCGCCCATGTTTGAGTTTATAATAACACCGGGTTGGCCAGGGCCAGGAAGTGTACTACTCTGAGATCCGTTGTTAAAATTAGAGACAACAACATCTGGAGCTATATCACTACCTAAAGTCATAGTAGATCCTACTTGAAAATCATCGGCAGGAAGAATATTTGTAGCAAAAGCATCTACTTTAGCTTGTGTTCCTTCGTAATTTAATGTATTAAAATTTTTAACTACTTCTGGGCTCGCGTTTAAAACAGGTGTTATTGTTGAAATATAACCTTCTTCTCCATAAAAACTGTTTCTGGTTTCGTTAGTATGGTGTTTCCATATTTGGCCGTTTTTAAAACTATAATATTGATTTACAGCGCTAATAGATATTTCAGGTACAAATGATTTAAAACTAACCCAACCCTTTGACTTTTCACTATAAGTAACTGTTATTTCATCACCAGGATTTATAAATTTTTCGCCACTACCACCATTACTACCACCATAACTACCACCGTTACTACCACCTCCTTCACCAACAAAATTAGTAATTATATCTATATCGTGATCTCCTCTTAGAGTTAAATTATAATCGCCATTGTAAGAGTCGTAACTACCATATAACACGGGATAATTAACTAAATTATCTCTAAACCAATCACTCATACCTGCTTCAGATATTGGTGTTAAACCATCTAAAGAAAGTCTTAAAACAGCACCTCTTTGTCTGTCTGTAAAATAAGCTCTAAATGATTCAGCAGCAAAAGATTCTGGGTTTTTTGATATTCCAAATTTACCTCTAAAAGGTTGTACAGTCCCTAAAAATCTATTGCTAGCCAATAGGTTTGTATTACCGTCCGCATTAAATAATAAATCTCTATCAACAAATATTTGCAATACCTTATCTTCACAAAGAGTAACTAAGTCTCTAGTTCTTGAATATAGTTTTTGAATACTACCAAACGTTGGGTTTACATCTTTAGTAATTTTTTCAGCTTGTATAAACTGATTTAAATTATTAATACCACTAGTAGAGTTATAAAGACCTGAGTATATAAGACCATATTTTCTTCTATCTTCTTTGTATTGTTTTTCTAAAACAGTAGATGCTTTTACACCGTTTAGTATAAAAGTTTCGTTAAAATCATCTCTAATTCTATTTGATTCAACACCATTACCAAAACTAAAACAATTGTACCAAGGTAAACCAACTTTTCTTTCAAATATTTGTTTCCTTAACCTTACTTTAGTTACATATTTACCTGGTGCTGGTTGCTGACCTGGAGGCGCAGGTGTATCTGCTATGTCTATAACTTCATCAATAATAGCAGATGTATAACTAAGATCTTCTCTATAAAATTTTATTAATTTACCTTGAAAAGAAGCATTTTGATCTGCGATAGTAGGTGGCGCGCCCCAGTCTCTAAGACCAGGATTATTTATTGTTAGTTCATCACCATCCCACGCTGCGACTTTAGGGTAAAAATCAAGACCAGGATATGTTAGATTTTGCGTACCTAATACAGCGTAAGAGTTTGCTTCACAAAAAACCTTACTACCTACAGGGGCTAATAAATGACCTTCCATAGAGTCTGTTCCAGCATCTCTTAACTGTACCGGTATTGCGTTGCTAGCCTCGTAATATATATTTAAATCTACATCTTCTTTGGCTTCTGTTTCAAAAATAGCTGGTGAAGTAGGTATATTGTTTTCTAAATCAAGCTTATTGTCTACAAATCTTAAATCAGTAGAAGTTGTAGCTGTAAAATCTTCTGGATTAACAATACCATCTCTAGGATCTTTGTCTAGTTGTAATATAAAAGTAACTCTTCTATTATTTGCTTTACCAAAATTAACAATAGTGTTTTTAAGATGTGTATAAGTAAAATGATTAGTAGTCATACTAGTCCAACCTTGCTGCTTTAAGTATCTTACAAATGTATCAAAAGCACCTGCTACACTTTTAGGAAATCTAATATTTTGTCCAATCGCGTTAGCTATACCAAATAAAGAACTATTGTTTGGTGTAGATAAATTTGGCCCTGTTCCAGTACTATTAATTGCTCCACCATCACCATAGTCATGCTCTAAGTTTGGATTCCAAGAAGTGTGATTATAAACGTTTACTCTATGAACATCTAAAATTTCATATATATTTTGATCGTCACCAGCAAACTGGAACTTAGTTTTATTAATTATATTGTTTTCTACAGCTTGATTAGCAGAATCTAAAAAACCTATATCAAAAGCTGCTAAAGCCTCTGTTTGCGCTGTAGAAGATAAACTTGCAGGGGTTGCAAAAATTCGTTCCCACTCTTCCGGCGAACCGTTATTTACAGCGTTACCAACAGTAAAAGCCTGTGTACCCGTGTCATGCTCTAAATACATAGCACTAGCAGATATTCTATCTAAAGCATAGTCAAACAAAGCTTGAACAAGAGTTTGTTTACTTAAGTTACTGTTTGCGGCTGCAGCGTTGTTATCTAACCAGTTTTCAAAAGCTGTAAAATCACCATCGTGTAAGTCTACGCCTGGGCAAGAAAAAGAATAATGCATCCAACACTTACCACCATCCTTCTTTTTATAGACATAGTTGTTATTTAAATATTGTCCATCAGTTTTTATATCCATCATAAAAAGATCTTCTCCTTTTATACTTTGAACACTATGTGGTTTTTCTAAATTTACCAAAAGTCCATCTGTATAATGTCTAACTGTTAAAGGAGTAATCATGTGTCTACATCCTGTAGGTCCAGTATAAGTAGTTACTTGATCAGGCTGACCGTTTTGGTCGTACGTCACCGGACCACTTGTGTCTTCTATTATACCTCTTCCGTACGGGCTAAATACACCGTTGGTAAAAGTGCTAACAAAAGCCTCCCAACCATTTATAGGATACTGTTCACTTGAGCCTCCTTGTTTTGCCCACGGAGTACCAAGCGTTAATACTCCAGAGTCATATGCATCTGGAACTGTTTGTTGACCTGGCGCTAAAGTTATCCAGTGTGAAGAATCTACAAACCAACCTTTTTTAGAGCCAGCGCCGCTAGAAAAAGTTGTTGCAGCATCCCACTCTGCCTCTGTGTTTGTTAAATTATTTCCAGTTGTGTTCGTAACACCACCCATTTGATAAGGTAAATAAATTCCCTCACTTGCTGCACCTTGTTGTAAAGAGTGTATTCCAACTTGATCAAACAACGCGAATGTTGGTGCTATTGCTAAAACCTCGTACGCGTATAAATCTTGCACAGAAGTTATTAAATATTTACGCGTTAACTCATTTGCAACAACTTTAACAAAAAATCTACCTTCAAACTCTTGAGGTTGCTTTTGCTCTACTTTAAATATTTCTACACCTAAATTATCACTTATATTTATAGCTTGGTTTGACGGATCTATAATCCAACCATCTTTTTGTTTTATAGGTGTTTTTAACGTAAATCTGTATACAGGTGTCGTTGAGTTAACTGTTGTTTCATCATAAGATACAACTAAATATTTTTGTGAATATATTTTTACACCAGATTCTGTAATAAAAAACCTAACAGCTAATCTATCAGAAGGTGTTAAAGACTCTATTAAGTCTGGGTGATTATCACCCGTCCATTGTATTTTTCTTAGTAAAAACTTTTTACTTCCAGGCTTTGGTCCTATATCAGCACTATTTGGAAATAAACCGTTACCAATAACAGCACCAGTATTAGTATTAAGAGCAATTTGACCAGAATCAACAGCACCAATTAAACTAAAGTTTAATTTTATAGTTTCTGGCGCTTCATTTTTTATATCTATAATTTTAATCTTATTTTCTTCCCGTACCATTTCCTCTATATCTACTTGTTTTTTCATTGTAAAGTAGTCTCCTTTTTCTATTTTGTTACGGTCTGAAGAAGGAAAAGAAATCCAAAATGTTTCGTCTATATCCGAACTGTAAACTCTATCTAAAACTAAATTATAATACTCTCCAGTAGTTTGTTTTATATAGTATTTAAAATAAGAAGCCCAATCTGGTGGGTTTGTATTGTCTGGTAAAAAGTTCATTTTAGCTGCTAACCTTAAAGATTTATCAGCGTTATTATCAAATCCAGCATCTTCATTATTGTCGTAAGGTATGTTTATAGAAGCATTTTTACTAGTAAAAACAGGTGTTTCTCTACCATACTCATCACCAAACACAACACCTAGATAATATTTTCTAACGGACTTTATAGATGGAAGACCTCTAGAATTTATAAAGTCAGGAGTAGTATTTTCAAAACTACGGTTTTCTTTGCTTACAACAATATCAGGTTTTACTACATCACCTTCCTTGCTTAAAAAATCGTAATTTTGTAAATAATTAGCATAAACAAGTCTATTACCAGTTATTTCTTGAGCTAAGGCTCTTCTTGGTACATTATCGTAAGGTCTTAGTATTTGATTATCGGGTAGCGCTGCGTATACATTTTCCGTTGTTATTTCATAAGCACCTTTTTTGTCGTATGTAAAAGACACGTGGTTGTCCGTGCTATCTGATAAACTACCGTCAGAATTATAACCGTAGTTAGTATTTAGTATTGTTGAAGAAACGTAACTATTGTCGTTCCAATAATTTTGAGAACCAGGACTACTAGGATCATTTGGTTTTATGCTGTCTATAGAATATATAGTTGTTGATCTTTCTTTTTTAAATAGTATGTCTATTTGAACAACGTCTTTTGGTATTCCTGATGCTACTAAGTCTTGTAATCTTACATTTGTAATTTTGTTTTCCATACCAAGATTAAAAGGATCTCTAGTTGGGTGAAAGCCAAATGGACCAGCTAAAAACACTGGCTGTGTAAAAGGTGAAAACGCAGAATACTCACCATCTTGGTATTTGTATCTAATAGCAAATCTTATAAAATCTGTTTCAAATATAGCTTTATAATCTGTGTCTTTAATTAAATTATAATCTCTAATTACACCATCTCCAAAAAGCAAAGTAGACCCAGCGGCAATATCTTTTATTTCTATTCTATATTTGAAACCGTTAGTAATAGTAAGGACATTGAGCACCTCGCCTTCAACTTGAGCATTAGAAGGCAAAAAACCACCAGTACCCTCCGCTGATAAAAACACTTTATCTCCAACCTGAAGTGGTGATGTCGCTCCTGCTCCCAATATTAACTCAGGCAGCGTATTACTATCAGTTCTAATAATATCACCTACTATTTTTTGATACATGTCTATATCTTGTAAAACAAATACTGGTTGTATGGCTGTTTCAACAAATTTTACTGTAGGTGCTACTTCTGGTTTTTTACGAATTACCGTTACATGCTCTTCTTTTATGTCTCCCTCGTCAACACCGTTTACGTATAACCTTGTGTGTGTGCCTATATTTGTAGTACCTTCTTTACAAGTGTCTATATTTATTTTTTTAGGTTCAGAAAAATTATCTGTCCAAAATATTAAATTATCTATTATGTTTATACCGGTAATTATATTATTAGGATCAAACTTTAAAACATTTTGCCTATCAACAAAAACTAAAGTTTCTTCACCATCATGACCATATTCAATTATGTAATTTATAATTTTTGTTATAGTCTCACCTGGTATACCTGTTTCCTCTTCTTTTTGTGCCCATAAAAAATAATACAAAGTATCATTTTTTTCGTCAGCAACAGTACCAACACATTTTAAATCATCACCATAAACACCATATAAAGTTGTACTATCATGCTTGTCTTCACCAACTAAAGTGTTACCTAATATATTTTGAACAGTTCCAACGTCTGAATCATCAGAAGTAGTAATCTGTATATTTAATGCATCTCTATATTGTCCGTTAGGTATTAATCTTTCATCGTCATCTTTGTTCATTATACCTTGACGAAAACTATTTTTAATCTCTGGCATATTATTTTATTTTATCCATTTAGACTTACCTCTCAATACTTGAATTAGTTCGTGTGTTTTAATATTTGATAATCTTATTTTAGCAGTTCTTATAGCTGCAAATTTTTCTCTTTTAAATCTAGGTACTAAAGCTTGTCCGTCTATTCTAGTAGATAACATTGCATAAGCTATAGATTTGTACATGGCTTCTTCCGCAAACTTATGTACTATCATTTCAGCGTTAGTACCAAGACCATCACTTATATATTTTAATATTACAGTTTTTCCAGAAACATTAGAGCTAAAATGTATTTTTCCTTTTAACTCGTCTATATAATAACTACCATTACCTTGAGCTGTTTCTGGGTGAACACCATATCTTTGTCCAACGTTTAAATCATATATATCAGTATCGTGGTTATAACCATTAGCGTCACCCGTGCTATTACTAGTGTCGCTAGTATAAGTGTCCCAAGTTTCAGAATCTGCAGGTGTTGATATAAAAGTTACTTGGTTACCAACAGTAGACGCTAAAAGAGGGTTGTTTGAAACAGTTATAACATTGTCGTTTACATCAGTTACTACGGTTCCAACTGGAAAATCAATATGCGAAACTAACATACCAACTTTTACACTTGATACATTTACGTTGGGACTTTGAGTCAAGGTTGGTAAAAGTGGAATATAAGTTAAGTCGTCTACAACAACGGGTGTTTTTTGTAAAAGTAAAAGTTCGTTTTCTTTGTAAAAATTAAAAGTAAATTTTGTTCCACTAGGGGCGCCAGAATTAAAAGGTGAAAGTTGATCTACCGTTTGAAATGGGTCAGCTTGACCTAATGTTATAGTTGTAACGCCATTACTGTGGGATACAGTTTGTACTATAGCTGTGCCAGTCGCTTGTGAAAGAAATTGTCCTGAACCAAAATTAGGGTTATCGGCTATCATACCAACTTGTATTTCTTTATATTCACCATCTAAAGTAAACTCATTAAGTGGTGCAATAGAAGGCGATGTAGCAACAGCCGTTAGTTTATATTCACCGTCTTCGTTTTGTAATATTGGAGTTGGATTTGAAGTGTGTTTAGTTGGATATAAAGGACGCTCAATACCATTGTCGTCTACCCAACATATTTTTGTGTAATTTACATAATCTTGAGGAAGCACCATAGTGTTTGATGGTGGTAATGTAATTTCTTGTGACTTGATACTTTTGAATGTATCAAATGATAATTCTTGTATTGCTCTTTGAGCGTGAAAAGCTATATCAGTTCTTTTTGCTTTTGGTATTATTTTATGCTCACCAACGTAAGCTATTGTAAAATTAGTTATAATATCGTTTAGTGATATAAATTGATAACCACCAAAATCGTTACCATCGTAATAATCTTGTTGCGTTTGAGTTAATAATGCCATTTATTTTATTGTTTTTCTTGTTGAATATTCTTTGTGTCTTCACTTGCTGCTATTTGATATAAGTTAGGATCTTTTAATGTAAATCCAGCTAAACTTAATATCTTCATGACTAGCTCTGTTTCTTCTGAAGGATGTAATTCAAAATCTTGTCTATCTTCAGCTGTAGCATTAAACAAGGCTTTACCACCAACAACAACATAAGGCCAGCTAACTACAGCCGGTGTTCTTATATATTCTACGTCAACTACAGGATCTTGTCTACCTGCAAAGCTAACTATATTATCAAATCTGTCTATCATATATATAGGCCTTCTTAGCGTAGGCTCTGTTAAAGGACTGAGTTGAAATAATCTAAATTGTTTCTTAGTTACATGTTCGTATATTATATTTTGAAAAGCAATAGTGGTTAATCTATAAAAATTTGGAAGTGCAGCCAACGAAATTGTATTATCTGCTACGGTAACGTTAGCGGGTACTGTTTGTTCAAAAATACTTATTTTTTCTTCTAGTATATCTACCATATCAGCGTGAACAGTATCATTACCACTAAATCTTTTAAATTGATTTAAATCGTAGAAATACTGCTCAAATATATCCATCTGAGCGTGGTTAGCAAGCAAGTTAAATTCTTGAGGCGTTATATAACCTCTTTGTTCTTTATTTGCAAGAGTTAATACTCTCTGATATATTCTATCTACGTTTATCATAATATTTTTTTATTGTAGTTACGATCGCCCCGTAGGGCGACCGCTCTACAGTTTGATTAATCGTTTAATCTTTTTTCTATATTTTTATACACTTCCATACCCTCATCAGTTTTAAACCAATGCGCTAAAGCAGTGTAAGGGTGCTCGTCAAAAGGTACAGTCATTAATTTTCTACCATTACTACCCCACAAAAAGTCTCTTTGATCAGATGACAATCTTATTATACCGCTTTCAGCGGCTCTAATACCAAAGTTTCTTAGCATTACATTTTCATCATCTGCTAATTCTAAGAACAATTTAGGGTTGTTACGAGCAAATAGTAATAAATCTCTTCTAAGTTCCTTAGAACTCAAGTTTGATACCTTAGAACCAACTTCTACACGCATAATAGCTTCTGCCATATCAATATCAATGTTTCTAGCAGCGCTTAAAGCATCTACTTGCATTTCTAACACATCTATCTCTTCAGCAGCTATAGCAGCAGGCTTGTATTCTTCAAAAATTATATCTTTGTGTGGGTGATATAAACTTAATAGCTTTTGCAAAACGGTCTCTTCTTTAGCCACAAATAAAGTTCCGTTTCTAAATATAATATGAGACAGTCTTTGATCACCTTTCATTTCATCTACAAAACAAGTTTGTTGATTTTGACAATATTTTAATTCTCTTTGATAACCTTTTTCTTCATCAAAGTAGTAAATGTTTGCGGCTTTAATTGATCTTGATATTGGTTTATTTTTTCCTTTTAAAAAATAAACTCTATCTTTTATTTCCCACTCGTTTTTAGGTTTAATTCTTTCTCTTACTTTTGGTTGTTCTACAACCGGTGCAGTTTCTACAACTGCTTCTACTTGAGGTTTTTTTACCTCTGTTTTTTTCTTTGCCATAATATAATATATAATAAAATTAATAAAATAAAAGGCCGAGGCCGAAGCCCCGGTCTTTTAATATAAATAGTTTACTTCATTAACATAAAGTTGTTAGCACCTTGAGTAACTAAACATCTTTCTGATAACATGTGGATTTGCATAACATCTAAAGCAGAAGTAGCAGCACCAACTGAACCAGTAACCCAAGTCTTCATTCTTCTATCGTCAGTTTGAGAAGCTCTGTATCTAACGTGTAAGAAAGGTCTCTTAAGGTTTGTACCTAGCATTTGATCGTAAACTGTAGAAGTACCAGCAGGAACAATAATCCCTCTAATAGCTCCAGCAGAATAAGCGTCGTTAATACCACCTCTAGTAGCTTTGTCGTTTAAGTATCTAAAGTCAGACTTGTAGAAATCGTAAGAACCTCTTCTGAAACCAGAGAAACCTAAGTTAAGCGCCATATCTTCTGAGTTAGAAAATACTCCGTAAGAAGTACCACCAGCTCCGTAAGAGTTCATAGAAGCTAACATATCGTCCATAGCTAGAGACGTAGCTCTATTTACAAATAACATGTTTTCTTCAATAGCACCTTGCTTGTCAAACTCAGCAAGTATTGCATCAAACTCAGCTAAGTCAGTAGCAGCATTAACACCAGTAATACCAGAAGTAACATTACCTCTTTCTTCAATAGCGTTAAATAAACCTTGAGTACCAGTAACTTCACCACCACCAGCGTATAAGTGAGAGTCTGTTAAATCAGCAACACCACCAGTGTAACCACCAGCAGCACCTCCTTTAACAGCTTCTAACATAGTCATTTCTAAGTAGTCAGTAAATCTAGCTCTTGTATCAGCTTCAGCTTTTAAGTACCATAAGTAACCTGCAGCACCCATTTCAGAAGTAACTTCAACCCAGCCAATTCTAGCAGCATCAGAACCTGATACTTCGTAGTAATCTTTCATAATAACTGGTTTGTTAGAAAAAGATTTGAACTCTGGCTCGTTAGCACCTCTAGTTTCGCCACCATCGTAGTTATCACCTTTCTTAAATTCAGAACCATAAACTAATATGTTAACCGAATTAGCACCTTGGTTGTCAGCAAACACATCGTTTAAGTCTACAACTCCATAAGGAGCTACTTCAATAACGTTACCGTTTACTAACGTAACTAATGCTTTAACTGTACCTTCAGAACTAGCGATAATAACAGTATCATTTTTTCTAATACCGTGATCAGAACCAGCTGCTTGACCATCGATGTCATTACCAATAGTAATTTGTCCACCTGCAATTGTACCAGCATCACCATCAGTGATTTGTCCAGTATAATGTAGGTGTAAACGACCTTGCTCAGACCAAATAACTTGGTCAGCGCTCATCGCTTCTTCAGCTCCAACTTGTGATAAGAAACCTGAAATAGTTCTTGGTCCGAACACTTCAGCTTCTTTCTCCATTAGATCTGGTAAATATTGTTGCGCCCAGCCTTGTCCAGCTGTAGACGTAAAATCAAAGTAGTTTGTAGATAATGTTTGCTTTTGTGGAGCAGCAACACTATTTAAACTACCTCCAGGAGTAATTGCCATAATTTTTAATTTTTAATTGTTAATTTCTATTTTTAATTCTAAACTTGTAAACAGAATCATCATTATCAAGGGCTCTTACTTTAAAACCACTAGTGTTCAAGTTTTCAACATGAGACTGTCTTGGATCCATACTAACATTTTTTGACTTGGCAATGCTTTCTTTTATAGCATCGGCTCTCCCTTGTTCATAAAAATGATTAGCAACTCGATCCGGGTTCATAGCTGTAAAAAGTCCTTTGTGGTAACCAGCAGCATCTTTCATGCTATTATCTTTATTAAGAAACTTTCCTATAAAGTTATTAATATCACTTTGAGTGTTTTTTACCTTTTCAACGTCTTTAATGTTAAATCTAAATTTTTTCTCACCGACATTATATTCAAAACCTTTGAACTTGTCGTTAAAAACTTTATCAGATTTTAATTTAAAAGCTTGTTGCATTTTTTCATTTGACTCTGATTGCTCGTTGTATCTGTTGAAAAAATCAATAGCCTTCTGTTGTTCTGGAGTCAGTTTACTTCCAGCTTTAATTTCTTCATAATATTTGGATTTTACACTTTCCAAGTGTTGCTTTGCAGAAGCAACTTGCTCCTTCATAGCTAATTTTTTTCTTTTTATTTCTTTTTCTGTGTTTTCTTCTTCGTCATAAGCGAACGTATCTTCCATTAAAAAATCTATTTCTTCACTAGAAAGATGTGGTTTTGTTTGCTTGTAATACTCGTGTAACAAAGTTTGATTATCCATTTCTGAATAATCTTTATTTATAGAAACATAATCTTCTAAACTACCACCAGTTTCATTTATAAAGTCTACAAGTTTTTGTATATTTTCTGGTAGTGGCTCTCCAGTTTCTTCAGCTTTAGTAATAGCGTCAAGCGCTTCTGTTTCTAATTCTTCAACCTCTTCATTAACTACTTCTTCTACAACTGGATCTTCTTGTGTTTTTTCTTCCTGTTGTACTTCTTCTTGTTCTTGTGTGGCTGAGGCGTCTTCAACGAGTTCAACCACTCCTGATTCGTCAGTGTTATCTTCTGTAGTTTCTGCTGCAACTTCTTCTTTAGTTTCATTTTCTGGTTTTTCACGTAGATCAACTTTAGTTACAGTTTCTGTTTCTTCTACTTTAGATTCTTTGCTTAAATCTACTTTAGCAACTGTGTCTTCTGTTTTTGCTAATGATTTTTTTGGTTTTGTTTTTACTTTTATTTTACCAGTTTCGTTATCTACCACTGGTTTTTCTTTTTGTTTTGCCATAATATAATATAATAATAGTTAATAATTTTATCTTGGACCAAATTGAGACATGTCACCTATGCTCTCTCCACCTAATATATCATTACCTGCTGATTCAAAGTTTTTAGGTGGTTTGTTATTTTTTCTTTGGTCTATAAGCTCACTTTGTTGTGTGGCTTGTATTTTTGTTCTTTTATCTTTTCTGTCTTCTTTTTCTTTAGCGCTGGCAGATTTTTTATCTTGTTCAACACCTTGTAATTTCATATTGTAAATAAACTCTTGCTCCATTAACATCTTTTTTATCTCAGCTTCTTGATATAGTTTGTTTATTTCTAAATTGTTTTTAGCTTGTTCTAATTGAACTTGAGTTTGTACTAATGCTTGTTGTTTTTGTACTTCTGCTTGAGCTGCTACTTGTTGTGATTGCGCGTTAGCTTGAGCTTGCGCTTGCATGTTTTCTTGTTGTAGCTTTTGGTCTCTTTGTATTTTCTTTCTTCTTCTTATCTTTAATAATTGATTTGCAAGTTTTATATTTTTTATATCTCTTAAATCAATAGCGTCTTCTAACTCTATACTTCCTTGCCCTAAAGCTGCTTGTATATTGTTTTCAAGTATTGCTTTTTCTTCATCATCCGGGCTTAGCTCTATAAATATACCAAAATCATAAAGGTGCAGTTGAGTCATTTCAAAAAGAGTAGCAACACTATGGCTACCTATTTTTTGTATAAAAGCTTCTTTGGTAGGTGAGTACTCTATAATATCAGATATTCTTAGTGATAATTGTTCTGCTGTTTCTTGTGTTAAAAATAAACCACCTTTTAATATATGTCTAGTTGCAGTATTTGAATTAGCAGCAGCCATTTTTTGAACACCAACTAAAGCTTTTGGATCTGGACTTGCAGCGTCTCTAGCTTCATTTAAACCAGTAGTGTCTCTTATCATTTGTAAATAATAATTATAATTACCTACTAAAGCTTGTATTTTGTTACCACCACTACCACTAGTTATTTCTTGTATCGGTACTTTACCAGGATTCATATCACCTTCACTAGTAAAACTTCTACCTATAACACTACCTGTTTGGAAAAACATGTTTAAAGCTTCTTGTGGGTTGTAACTAGTTCCGTTACCTAAATCTATTTCAGCCAAACCATCAGCATCTAAATAAACACCATCTGGCACCATACGAGACATAACTTGTTGTAGCTTTAAATGTGTCAACTGTATCATATCTGCAAAACCAGTAATTCTACTTACAAGTGATTCGATACGTCCTTCATACATACGAGGCGCACATATAGCGTAGTTCATTTTAACTTTACTATAATCACTTTTTGGCCTCATCATGTTTTTAGCCATACCCCAATTTAAAAGTTTTTTAGTACCTAAAACTAAAGCACCTTCATACAAAACTTCTACTTTTCTAGATTCCATAGTAAAGTTTTGATTTGTACCAGGATTAAAACTATCATCTTTAAGTATAGCTTTATCAGCGCCACTAGCTGTTTGTTTTATTTTATAAACCTCGCCCATATAAGACTTATAATTAAAGTATAATATTTTTACTTGATTATTATCGTCTTTTTGTTCTCTATATTGTTTTTCGTTATATTTACCGTAGTTTTTATTATTGTATTCTGTTATTTCTTTTAAATCTTTTTCTTCTAAATGAGGAAACTGTTTCACAAGTTCGTTAACAGGTATTGTTTTAACTTCTCCTACATAATATATGTCTTCAAAATAAGGTGATTCTGTATGTGAGTAAACTAAATTTTCTGGATCTACATATTCAATAGTGACGCCCTCAGAAGTATTAAATGTAGTTTTGACAGCACCGATACCTAAAACAGTTAAATCATAATAAAATCTTTTAGAAACTAAATCATATCTATTACCTTCCATCAATGTAGTTATAGCTTGTTCTTCTGCTATTTCTACAGACTGCTTGTAATTTAATTGCATGTGAAGATCTAATTCTTCTTGTGAGTCAGGCAATAAAGATGGGCTTTGATTAAATAAATCCATACCAAATTTATCTTTTACAAAACTTTTTAAATCTCTAGTTCTCATATCTTCCATGATTTTATTCATGTACTGAGTTCTTTTGCTAACACCAAAAGGATCTTGAGAATAAACTTTTATATCATAAACTCTTTCAGATATTCCATTTACAACTAAATCTACAAATTTAGGTATTATAGGAACTGGTTTCCAGTCTAGATTTAAATAACTTAAGTCTCCGTTTATAGATAATTCGTTTTTATATTTCTCTATAGGCTGTTCTCCTCTAGCATATAATCTTAAGTTTCTAAAATTATTTCTATTATATATATATCTGTTTGAGTAGTTGTCTTTGTCAAACCACTCACCCTCTATAGCTTTTGCTACTTTGAGCCCATATTCATAGCTCAATTTTTCTGCATCACTAACTACTTGACTTGGAAATTGCCTCATATTAATTTTTTATTATTCTTGAAACACCACCAGTATTGTTATACTTGGAGATGGTTATGTTTAATTTAGGTTTTTCTATTTTAGCATTTGGTCTATATAAGTTTCTGTTACACGCCATAATTGCTAAACCGCTACTTATGGTAGCGTCAAACTTAGTTCTTTTTGTTATATCAAACTTAGCCCAATCATTTAAAGTTTTGTTGAAATATATATTACCATAATTACCATCTTGTAAATGACCAACGTGTTGTTGTATATACATTTCCACAGCTGCTGCATGAGCTTGTTTTATGTCTTCACTAGAATTAGGTATACCACCTATTTCTTTTTCTGTTACTGATAATTTGTTCCAAATTTTATCTGGCCTATTCATCGAGTAACCTCTATAACCTCTACGTCTTAAATGATATAAAAGTCTAGGTTTATTATTTTCTGCTAGTAATGGCATACCATAAAATACTAAAGCCATCAACACATCTTCAAAAAATATTTCTGCAGTTTGTGGTCTAGCTATGTATTCTAAAAACATATGGTTAGGTGGCGCATCTTCCATACTAAACTTAGTCAAACCGTGTAAGGCTCCATTAGAACCTCTACCATCTACAGTACCACTAATATCATAACTATCACAACCAAAAGCGCCCATGTGTTCGTTACCAGGGTATCTTATACCGTTTTTTATAATCATTTTGTTTTGTAAATGATTTGGTGGAAACCAACTAATATTAAACCTACCTTTTGGATCTGGGTAAAATATTACTTGTGTATCTTTAACACCTTTAACCCATTGAAAATTACCAACGTTTATATTTCCTTGAGCACCAATACCTTCGTTGTAATCTATCTGTTCATATATTTTAACTAAGTTAAATATACTGTTTTTAGCTTCGTCTCTAAACGCATGTTCTTCAGTACGTGGAAACTGTCTATAAAACTCGTTTAATGCGTCTTGATCATTTTTTAAACCTTCAGCTTCATTATTCCAATGATCAATTATACCATAATCTATTAATTCACCGTCGGGTCCGATAACATCATCACTTGGGTTATTAAATACAGGGTTTCCGTATTGGTCAATAAAGCCTTCGTAGTTCCATTCCATTGGGATAAAAAGAGAATATAAACCAGACTTTGTTTGTCCATTACGATTTCTTTTTGTAACGTCTGAATCATAATAAAGTTTTTTAAAATTTGCACCTCCTTTATCCAGTGAATTACTAGTACTACCCATCATACATTTACCAACTATTCTAGCACCTAATCTTAAACAAGTTTTTGTTACTCTCCAGTTGTTTAATATATTATCAGGTCTTTCCCATTTGCCACTTTCATCGTGTACTAGTAAATTTAACTTTTCACCATCATAGCTATTATCACCTGTATTTTTCCAGTCTATAGTTGTATCTAATCCTTTAATATCTTCTTGCTTTTCGTTCGCAGTAATTTTTTTACGTGTAAACTTACTAGCAGGAACTCTGTAGGCCAGTTCGGACTTTGGGCGATCCATACCATCTTGGATAGGTTTAAAAAAGAAAGGATAATTAATCGATATAGGAACAACCTTATCTGTAAACATTTTTTTAGCATCAGCACCACTTTTAGATAATATACCATATCTACTATCACTTGATATTGTAGCTAAATTAACTGTTTCCGCGCTTGACATGAAACTAAAACCACTACGTCTATTTTTAAGGTAAGCCATACCATAACACCTTTTGTCCGCTTTACAAGCTTCCCAAAATATAAAAAATAATCTGTTTGCTTCTCTAAAGTCTGGGGCGCCTACGTCTATTTTACTCCATTGTAAATACATGTAATGACTACCTGTTATGTATGTCGGTTGGTTATTATTTATAAACCAAAAGCCTTCGTCTCTACGTTTAAACTCTTCGTCTATATAGTCAAACCATTTTTGTTTTTGATCTTCTGGATACGCTCTCCAGTCAAATATATTTTTAAGTTTACTTAACTCTTTAGGATAATTTATTTTTTTCCATTTGTTTTCTTGCAATCTATGTACTTGCACGGGCACAGATGGTAAAGCAATTTGCAAGTTTTGTATTTCAAGTATTTGACCAATTTTACCAGTTTTTGATATAACGATAATATCATGTTCTTTATTGTATCCATATTTCCATTTTTTACCACGGTTCATCCGTGTGATTGTTGTCTTCTTTACAGGTTCTACGACCTTAACTAAATTTTGCTTGTACATTACTTAGATCTACCTTCTGCGAATCCTTTAAAGACTTTTTTCTCTGCCTCTTTAGGTGTTTTGCCCTCAAGCAAGTTTTCTTCTTCTTGGATTCTGTTAAGTATTTCAAACGCGTCAAATATAGCTAGTTTTTTAGTAGCTGCGGCATTTTTTAATCTATCAGCACTAACGTCATCATCTGTGTTTGTAATAATCTTTTCTTTAGCAACGTTAATTAATTCTTCAACTGCTCTGTGCCCAGCTTGGATTATAAGCCTCTTCGTTTCCTTGATATTCATATTTAATTGTAATAAATTTATTTAAAACTCTATATAATCTTTTACCATCGATCACAAACTCGTAAGTTGAAAAAGGCGTAAATCCTACAAGGTCGTTAACTTTGTTAACACCGTCAGTATATTTAACTATACCTATACACTCTTCCTCTTCGCCTGGTTTTAGTTTGTCTCTCTGCTTAATTGGTTGAATGAAACAGTAACCGTCTACAGCGTTCCATTTATTGTTTCTTTTGTATAAAAATATTTGATCTGGTTTTACAAAATAAGTATTTTCATTAAAATAACTTCTACTGTTTTTTTCGTTACCTCTAACATCGTGCCAACGTCTAAACACATTGTGATGCACGATAACTGTATCACCAGGCTTTATTTTAGTTTTATAAGCCGTAGGTACAGACTTAACAATAGCTTCTCTGTTTATAAACTGGTGATTAAATATCTCTGTGTTTAATATAAGATCTTTATCGCCAACTTTTTTAGTATTGTTGTATCTGTTACCTTTTGGCTCTATAACAAAGTCAAAAGGCGCTTTCATTAGTACTCTAAATTATACTCTACAGATACTGCCATATTTTTATTAAAGTCTTTCCAAGGTAACACGTCTTTGTTTTTTCTAATGTAAATAGAATATTTATCTTTTTCTTCTATTATGTCACATATAGTATGCCCACCATAAACATCTTGGCCCACGGCGTAGTGCATAGCGTTTTCCTTGTAGTCTTTACCTACAGTAATTTTTCTAATTAGCTTGCTCATCGTGTTTAATTTCTCCAGTGTGAATATTAATATTATCAGTACCGTATTCTTTTTTTAGTTCTTCTTGCATTTTAGCAAGCTCACCTTGTAAAGTAACAATATGATCTAACACAGCGTGCTTTCTAGTTTCTAAATGACCAATTTCCATTTGGCCTCTGTTTAAGTTATTTATAACGTTTTGCACTTGGTTTAAATGCTCATTACTAATTCTTGTAGGCTTTTCTGCCTTTTTTGTTTTTCTTTTTGCCATTTTATTTAATTTAATTTTTATTATTTTATATGTATTGTCTTAACCAACCAGTTAACTTTTCTAAATCAGTGGCGTTTAAAACTCTGTCACAATATACTAACTCATATATTATACCATCAAAAGGACCTGTTGTACCTACTTTCGTACCTACTACATTAAAATCTAAAGTTTCACCAGTGTTTGTAGAATTACTACCACCTAATTCTTCTTTAGCAACTCCATTTTTATAAAACTTTAAAACACCATCTGCGTCTTTTGTAACTGTCAGTATAAATTTAGTGTCAATTAACCACAAGTCACTTTCGCTAAAAGTAATTGTACTGTTTGTAGCGTTTGTACCGGCTGTTCTAACCCCTATCTTATCATCTGAGTTTTTAAATGTCACAAACTCTGTAGAGCCACCTCCAAGAACAGTTGTTTGTGTTGATGCACTTTCTCTTTTTACTACTACAGAAAGCGTGAACGGATTTGGATGACCAGCGTCAATTGATGTTGTTAAATCTAAATGATCAGCTTCATCTAGTTCAAAATCCATACCACCTTCTGAAACAGTTGGTTTGTCGGCTGTTGTGTCTTGAAAAGCGTGATTGTTATTTCCAGAAGCGTCTTTCCAAGATAATCTATTAGCTGAAGTTCCGTCAGTTCCAGAATTACTAACTATTATACCACCTGTAGTTGTGTTTTGCAACCATAACTTAAGAGTACTACCAAGATCTTTTGGTGTAAATGTTTCTGTAAATGAACTATGTATTAAACTGCTACCAAGCCCTAACATTATTCTCCTACGTAAGCTACGATATGACCTGAGTCAACGTCAATTTCAGTCCATCTACCATATATAGTTACTCCTTTTGGAAATGTAACTGCGTCAACTACTTTACCACCAGTACCTTCATCTGTAGTTGCTGCCGCTAAATCATTAGCTGGTTGATCTGTACCTATATATATATCACCTGTTTTTGCAGAGTCAGCTGTTGAGGTTGCGCCAGGCACCAATATTCTTTCTGCAACTAAACCTCCAGCAGCATCAAAAACTGTATCTGCTAACATTGTTATAGCTACAAACACTTTGCCTGTTGGAGGTTTTATTGCGTCAGAACTTGCTGTAGTGTATGCCGAGCCTAACTGCCCAAAGCCGTAACTTACTTCTGTTGAATTTATTCCCATTTTATTTTTTTACTT